TAGTTTCAGGGGGTTCTCCAACCGGTTCAAGCGGTTTGTAGCCATACTCCAACATCAACTCAACATCAAGGTTGAAATTGATTATACTGCCCATATTCTTTGGAGCTTCTTCAATATGAAGATTATCTATAAATTTTACGTACATTTGTTTTCTCCTATGTTATTGTCAAATCAAAATAATATGTGTATTGAATTTGTGGGATAGTTGCGTGTACTTCAATATGAGTTGTTTGCCAACGTCCATTCATAGCGGTTGTTTTGAGATATTTACTTGTTTTGGCTACGATTTTCCAATATTTATACGCAGATGCGCTCGACGGTACATCTAAATCCCATACCACACCTTTATTACAGTTAGCATCTGGGTTAGTAAAGTTTTTAATTGTAGTCCAAGAAGAACCATTATCAGATGCTAATATATCACCCGTTGACGGGGTGTAACCGTTCGCATCAGTTGAACCTGTTGAACCCGCATTAGATATAGTGAATTTTTCAACTTTTAAAGCTGTAGGATTATAAAACGTAATATAAGGGTACCCATTTGCAGTGGCTACGTACGTGCTAAAATACCCCGCTGTATTAGTGCTTTGGAAAGCCTTCCACAAGGCATTAGCATCACCATTTTGAATTGCGGGACTACTTTCTACAGCAAAAATACTCCCACCTACAGCTCCAAAAACACCATTATAATTTGTGTTTGATGTTGTACTGTATCTATCGCTACTTGTTGCTGTGGGTTGTGTCCAAGGTTGATATATAGTACTTGTGCTATAAGTGCGGTTAAATGTTAGCGTTTTATCGCTATCCATTGTTATAGAGCCTGTTTTAGTTGTAGTGTCTGTATAACTTACTGAATAACTTACAACTGTTCCCGCCTTAACTCTTAATGATTTTGTTGTGTATTGAACCCCATTAACCGTTAATACACACGTTGCATTTGCAGGACTTGTAATTACCGTTAAAGTATAATACTTTACTCCAAAAGCTCCCATTGGGTTTAATTTTGTCTTTAATGCCATTACTGCCAAACTCCTTGAAGTGAACCTTTCCAACTTGTACCGCTGTCAATGGTTCTGAATGCAAAAAAATAAGTTCCTGTGTTCGTCATATCAGGTGTTTCGCTATCTTGCCATTTGACATTTGACGGGAAAGTCAATGTTTTGGCGGTTGACATCTCTATGCATAGTTCAAATGTGTATGACAAAACATTCGATAAACTTAAATTAGTTGTATCGAATGTAAATGTTGTATTATCACTTATAACTCGTTTATGAAACGATATATTATTTTCTAAACTTATTGTTCCGGACGTCAAAACATTTATATCCTGATTTGTTTGAATTTTGCCGAATGCCGTATCAATTTTGGTATTATTTTCGCTTATATCTCGGTCAAAACTAAACAGATCGTTTCCGTCTGTTAGCATATTTGTATTATACAAATTCAAATTTGGTGTATATGTTCCCATTTCTGCTCCTTTTATGTTCCTATTCCAACATTACAGTAATATTTTTTTGCGATAGCTTGCATTTCAGATTTTGTTAAAACATTATGTATCTCAACTTTTCTCAAAAACTTAAATATAATTTCATAGCCGATATGTGCCGGTTTGATTTCTCCTATCGCTACTTTTAATGTGTCTAAATCATCAGGTACACCATAAGAACCAACAAAAGTAATCTTAATCTTTCCGTTGACAAAATCTGCGACAATTTCGCCCCTCTTCCAAGCGTTACAAACTTTCTGTATCAGTTCTATACAGTTATGTGAATTGCTTATCCATTTTGCCCAAATAGTCGAACGTCTGTCATCAAGTGTTTGGCTCTCGCTCGGTGTTATGTTCATCAATTCTTCAAAATATTTACAACCGTCTAATGTCAGTTTGTCAAAAAAGAAATTGTTATAAGTGTTTTGTATCTTTGTCTGAAAACTGTTTAGCCAAGTGCTCACAGCATTGGTTAAAGTCTGTGTTAAATCGTCCTGTCTGTCGTCTTTGTTCAGCAAAGACAGAATTTTGTTATATAAATTCGTTAAAAATTCCATTAAATATTACCCTTTTAATTTAATTCAATTTTTATTCAGCTTCTGTTATGGTTATCGTACCTTTTACCGCTATTTCGCAACTGCTTGATGTTTCCACAATAGCAACATTATCGTTATCGTTATTTACAAGCAAATTGTCATAATCTTTTACGCCGTCAGCTTCCAAAATCTTTGCCCCGATTTTTGCATAACTTACATAGCTGTCCTTAAATACAGTGCTTTTTAAGTATTCTTCTATTTTTGCTTCAATATTTGCCGTTGCATCTGCAAGTGTAAAACCGCTCATAAGTTCGATTTCTGCAGATACATTTATTGTAAGAGCCGTTCCGCTTGCAACTGTGCAATAAGCCCCTATCGGTGCCTGTCCGTTTCCACAGCCCCAACCGACTTTTACTCCCTCTATCAATTCGTACGGATCAATGTATTCTTGAACAGCATCCACCAATGTTTGTGAAGCAGTTGAATTATTTGAATCACAAATAATAACTTTTACTGTGTTATCTCCGTTCCATAAAGGTTTTATTTTTGCGTTTCCTACCCCTGTTACTTCTTTCGCCCATTTTAAGTAATGATAAACATTACCGCTTGTTATCGGGTTTCTTAAATCGTCTAAATATCTTTCAATAATGCTTTCTTTACTTTCTTTGTCATAACCGCCCTCAAAGGCTTCGACATTTGTTATTGATACCAAATTTGTTTTTGTTATCGGTATAACAGTTATTGTTCCAACCGGAACATTGCCGACAGCTCCCGCCGTTAAACATTGTGCATTAAAGGTTTGGCTATTTGTCAAGGTTACTGTTTCAAGTGCCTTAAATTGCATACCGTCAGAAGTTTCAAATATATCATCTTTCGCTATCGAAACATTTCCCGTTGAGGTTATTTTAATTTTGCCCGTTGCGTAAGTTTCCGTTTTGGCAACGATACCCCGTCTTTGGTAAACAAATAAAACCAAGTCGTCATAATCAAGCTTTGTTATATCAAAAAAATTACACAAATATTGAAGATTTGCCCAAAACACGGCAAGGATTTTGCCTATCGCCATAAGAAAATCCCATATAAAATATCCTGCGTTTTTTTGGTATGTGTCCGGAACTTCTGCCAAAAGTTCAGATGTTATTTCTAAATCTGTTTTATCCTGTATTTCTATTGTCATTTTTTATTTCCTTTTAAATAAGTTAATAAACTATTTACCACATTTCTTTGACCGCAAAGAAACGTGGAGCAAAGAAACTCTCGGTGTGCGAACTCCGTTCACTAAGCAACTGTAATCATCACTTAAAAACTGCAAACTCACTTTGTTCAGACAGTGCAGTTTTTGAAGTTTGTTCTGATACATTGTTTGTTCACTACGTTAGCCACCGATTTTTTATTATTTAGTTTTATTTAATTATATATATTTCTGTTTTTTCTTCTAAAATATAGCCGTCCTGCAGTTTTACTTTTACATAAATCATCAGCGATTTATCCTCTTTATACATATCGAAACCCGTTACGGCTAATATGTTCGGGTTAAGTTTAAACCCCTGTTCAACTTCGCTTTTTATCTGCGCATAAATTAAGCCGTCTATGGCTTTATAACCTTTTAACTTATACGCTGATGTACCAAAGCCCGTACCCTCATAGATTTTGTAAATATCAACAGGTGTACGCAAAAACTTAATTATCCAGTTTCTTACATTTTGGTAATCATCAACCAAATTAACATCACCGTTTTTTAATACAGTTTTCATCTGTGAATAATCGTAATTTGGGGTTTTGTATATTTTGGCAGAATCAGAAATAATATTGTAAGTTCCTGTTTCTGTTTGTGTTTCTTCTTCTGTTGTCGTTATATTTTGCGGAAACATTATTATTCCTCTAAAACTTTATCTAGTAATACATATTTGTCTAATTGTTCAAGCGAACCGATAACAACCAAATCACCGACTTTTAAATCACATTTTAAAGCTAATAATTCCCCTGTTACCTTTTCTATTGCCTGTGCCAAATATTCAACAGCACTCGGCATATTACAGCTTGCTCCGGTGTACGAGTGAGTTTCGCTTATTCCTCTTGCATTACCTAAATCGTCAGGCACTCCCGAACTCAAAAGAGTAGTTTTATCAATATTACATCTGAATCTGAACCACTCTGAAATTATGAGTTCGTCGTTTTCTTCAAGCTGTATTTTACCCTCTGATATTGAAGCAATAACAGGCGAAACCTGTTCTACTTTGCCGATATGGATTTCTTTTAAATCCGTCGGGTTATTTCTCTCGGTTAAAGCCGTTTTCAATATCGTTGTTAAGTCTTGTTTTTTCATAGTATATTTGCTTCATGTACCGTTACAAAGTATTGATTTTTTCAAAAAATAGTAAATAATAGAGATATGCAAAAGAAATTATTAATCACTTTAGTTTTATTTTTTATGACATCAACGGTTTGTTTCTCAGCTCCGGGATTTGATCCAAATAATAACAAACCAAGAATTTATGATAATTCTGCTAATATGAAATTATTAGAAAGTTTAAAAAAGAACTATGAAAAAAAATATGTAAAAAAAATAAATGATAATTATTATATTGATACTGCTCCTATGAATGCTTATCGTGATGAAGTAGTTACTCCATACGATTTACAAAAAGATAATGAATATCATTATATCAACAAATAATTAAATTCTTCTTTCTTCAATTTCCAAATCAACAACTTCTTTTTGATTATCAATAGTATGTGTAACTTTTTTTATTAAATAAGTTCCATTTAAGCCATATTGATTTATTGTCAATGGTATTACAACACCTTTTTTTAAATTAAAATCACCTAACATTGACAAAGTTATAGTATCATTTACTCTGTTTAATTCGTTCAGTTTATCCTGTGCTAATTTGTCTAAATTGTTTGTTTTTTTTGTATCAACTGTTTCAATATTAGTTAAAAGTCCGTAAGTCCTTATACTATCAGCACTTTCTCTAAATACTCTTTTTAAACTTTTTTCGTTGTTATCAGTATATATAACTCTGTTTTTCAATTCCTGTATTGAATGTTTTATATTGACATTACTTATTGTATCAAAAGAATTAACCAAAATATTGTTGGCAATAACAGAACTTAAAGCATTATTGGTCGTATATTGTAATATGTTAAAAATACCATTTTTACAATCGACAAATATATCTCTGGTTCCTCCTTTATCTCTTTCAAACCTCAATAATTCTTTTATTATGTCTGAAAAAATTACATCTTTATATATTTTTGATACGCTTTGAGTAAAGTTCGGTATATTGGCATTTCTTATAGGTATTTGATATTCATTACAAAGAGTTTGTATTGCATCACCAATATTTGAATTTTTAAACTGGATAATAACCTCATTTTTATTGAGATAAAAACCAACATCAAAACCACTGTAAATGTATTTATTCACATCTGTAGTATGTTCTGAATCTGTAATATAACCCGTATAAAAGAAATCTGTTTGTCCTCTTTCTCTTATCTGAATTTTATTCAATACATCTCTGTTATTAATTCTTGATGTTATACCTAAATCGTTTCTTAATGTGTCAGGTAAATACTCAAAAGAAAAAGAACTTGCAAAATCGTCTATATTTTCGCTATATGTAAATGTTAATATTCTGTTGGTAATATCAACATTATCATTAAGTATAAATTCATAGTTTAGCATTTTATATCAAGCCTATTTTTTGCAAAGCATATTTTGTTACTACATTTGAGCCTATATTTACCGCCGAACTCGTCCAGTCAATTTCGGGCATTAAAAGGTCAGTGTTAAATTCTTCCAACTTCAATGAATAGTTTATATCTTTTGCGTTATCTATGTAATAATCAAATTCTTTTACGGTTACAAAGCCGTCAAAAAATATTCTTATTGCGTTTTGTGCAATATTTTGAACATTTACACTACCACTCAATACCATACCTGCTTCATTCATTATTGTTGATGATATTGTGTTATAGTCATAAGCTATAAGTCTGAACGGCAATATATTGTTTTGTCTTTCTTCTATAAAATCAACATAATCAAATCCGTTAATGTTTGAGCCTGCGTGTTGGAACGAATAATTTTTATTCACAGGAAACAGGCTTGACCATTCAAAACTTCTTAAATCCTCATGAGAGGGTACATTGTAATCGGTTGTTAAACCTTTATAATTGTCTATCTTTGACGAATGTTTGAACGGGTTATTTTTTGGAATAACAGGAAGTATTAAAGATTCGGTTTCTCTGTCTGCTATGTTTACCGCCTGTTGTATTCTCGCAATTATTGAGTTTTTTACTTGCGATAATATATCTGTTCTATTTTGTGCTTCTCTTACAAATATTATTTCCATAATTAACCTTTAGCAGTTTAATGCGGTCTGCAACTGTCTGCCGAGTACGTTTGATACCTTGTTTATCAATTCGCCCTCACTTATTACGGATCCGCCAATGTTTAAGTTTATCGTTATACTTTTACCCAAAGAGTTCTTTGTTTCGTTCGCAGTCTGTACTCTTGAACCCAAAGGCAATGTTACAAGTTCCGGCCCGTTTTCTCCGACTAATGCCGTTCCGCCTGATGATAAACTCGTACCGCTTGCATATTGCGTTTTAACGCTACCACCTTTGCTCGCTTTTACTTTTTCATTTTGTTCTGAAAATTGCTTCCCTGTGTTACTCCAAAAATTATTCCAACCGTCTTTTAATTTATTCAAAGCTTTTGTTACTTTTCCTGTTTTTAATTCCAATACAGTCAAATAACCAATTAACAATACAATACCAGTACATATTGCAACAACAGGATTCATACTCATTACTAAATTTAAAGTTGCTTGCGTTGCTGTTGCAACTTTTTCAGCTTGCGTAAACATTTTTATTGCAACAACAAGTTCCTTTTCTGTTTTAATAAAGTTTACAAGTGCCATTACAGCACCATAAGTTTTAAATGCTACAAAAGTTGCCGTTAATGCTTTCACTGCATTAATAATATTATCAATATTAGCTACAACATTTTGAACGATAGGAATTACGGTTGCTTGTATTTGAGGCATATTTATTTGTATTTTGTTTGC